CTTGCATACATAGTTTTTGTCACTGTTCCGTCTTGGCTGTCAAGATATGTAACCGTTACAAATACGGGTGACACAGCCTTTAAAATTTTGCTTATGTCTGCTTGCTTTAAAGGACGGAATGAAAGCTTTATTTTACGCTTAACCGCAATTCTGTTTCTTATTAACAATCCTGCTGTGTTACGGGTACTTTCCACATCAAGGTCAGCTAATCCGGGTTGAAATTCCGTAATATACGGTGTAAAATCCACACCACCCACCGTAATCAAACTGTTCGCCATATCGCCACCACCTTAAACATTAAGTAAAATCTTACCGGCACGGCGTTGTTGACTGTTTATGCTGTCAATACACACCTTACCGAACTTTGTACCGCCTATATCCAGTTCAATATATATTGGCTGATTTTGGGGCTGTGCGGCACTTTTACCTGCACTCATAATTGTTGCAAGCTTCATAGCAAGTTCATCAATCCAGCCCGTGTTATTTTCAAGCGGCATAACGGCTTCTTTGCCGTTTTCACCAACCATAGCAAGCGTAGGTTGATTTATAACACCGCCTGTGGCAAACTTTGGTATACTTCCGCTTACCTGTACATTTGCCGTTGCCCCTGATTTGCCGAATGAAAAGAGGTTTTTCAAACTCTCTCCCGCTTGCTTAACTTTATCAACAAGTGCCGTTATAAGCGATTTTATGTAGTCAACCGATTTTTTCACAATGGCTTTCGCACCCTCAAAAACCGTTGTGAATGTAGATTTCAGCAATTCAAGTTTTATTGAAAGGTCACCTTTAATCAATGTTATAAGGCTCTCTATTATGCCCTTAACGGCATTAATCTTACCCTCTGCCATTTCCTTCATACCCGTGAAAGCCTGTTCCCAGTCACCTGTTAACACACCGGTAATGAAGTCTATAAGACCGCCCAAATACTGTAAAATGCCTTTCACCACATCAGCTACATTTCCCATAAGTGTCATAAACACTGTGCCCATTGTTTCCAAAATCGGTGTAATTTTAGGCAGTATGTTTTGTACGCACCATTCAATAAGTGGTTTTATGCACTTTTCCCATATTTTTTTTAAGCTGTCAAACAGTTTGCCTATGAGATTTATGCACTCGTTAATCATAGGCTGAATATGCTCTTTGTAAACGCTGTCAAAGAGGTCCGCAAGCCTGTTGAGCATAGGCGCAAAATCAGAGTTGAACCAATCCAAAGCCATTCCCAAAATTTCCGTAAAGCCATCGGATATAGATTGGAAGAACGGGTGTATGTGCTCATCATACATCTCATTCAGCTTTTCAAACGTTTCTTTGACCGAATCATTTATAGTGCCGAAAACCGTTTCTAAAGGTTCAAATAATTTTTCGAGTGCCTCCTTTATCTTATCCGCATTGTTTGTAATTGGGTCAAGTATGCAAGAGAGAATGTCGGCAGTAAACTTTGTAGCAAGTTCTAAAATACCCAAAAAGGCATTTGAAAATATACCTAAGAGGTTTGCGCCCATATTTTTTGCGGCTTCACTGTCAAAAGCTGTGAATATTGTCGCAAGACCTATCGCAAATCTGCCGACAGTATTTACACCCTCATCAGCCGCTTTCACAGTGCCGTTTATTCTTTCCTTAATGTAGTCCGCATCCTGTGCTATATATTTTGCCACACTACCCGTGAAGAAATCTGCAAGGCTTGTTCCTATGCTAACAGCCGCACCACCTATTTCGCCCAGTGTTGTTATAACATCCCCTGCAAGTTTGGAACTGTTTTTCTGTATTTCGCCATCATTTAATATGTTTTTTACGCTGTTTCCTATATCGGCACACTGCTTTTTTATATTATCGAAATTTTGATTTACATTCCCGAAATCAAGGCTTTTTTTGAACCCCTCCGAAAATATTTGTGCAACCTGTTTTGCCTTTTCTTTCACATCGTCAAGCATAGCCTTTGCGGCACTTGCTGTTTTGTTCAGCTTTTTATCGTCAACCGCCGTATTACTACTCGGTGATGTGGTTGCCGTTGCTGTTTCAGCCGTTTCGGTTTCTTCATCTTCATCGGTGTCAAAGCTTAACACATTTAATTCATCAAAGCCTGCAAGCACGGATTGAAGCTTCTTTGCCTGTTTTGTTGTATCAGCCATATTGTCAGCGGTATCATCGGAGCTGTCTGCCGCATCCGACATACTGTCGGCAACACCGCCGATGTTATCGGCACTGCTTTCGTCTATACCTAAAAAGGATGCCACAAAGTCTTTTGCCGCAGTTGCCGCAACACTCAACTTTTCAACAATTTTGTTAAGCGTTTTAAGCATAGGCACAAGGGCATAAGTCACGGTTTGTCCCAACACCTCGCACACATCGCCCCAATTGTTTTTCAGCTGTTGTATCTGTCCTAAGGGTGTATTGGCAACCGCCTTATTCATTTCGCCTACGTTATCGGTTATAACCTCTGCAAGGGTTGCCGCCTTTTGTTCCTCCGTGCCGTACTTAAGTATGTTTTCTTGTGCTTCCGAAAAGGTTATGCCCACTCTTGTAAGTGCGGATGTTTGTCCTTGCATAACCTTACCCATAAGGTTACCTATGTTTACGGCATTCTCGGCAGTGGCATTAAGACCGTTTTGTTGTACAAGAAGATTATCCATTGCCGGAAGAAGCTTTTTGAGTGCAGATGTACTGTTAAGGAAGGTTGCAAGCTGTTGTGCTCCCGAAAGCGTAACTTCGTCACCGACAACACCAAGCTTTTGCTGTTCCGATGCAAGCTCTTTAACGGAGTTTATCATATCGGAGTTTGCTTTCATTCGCTGTGACATAACCGTTTCAAGCTTCTTTTCGGACATAGCCTGTGTTGTATAGGCTTGTACACAGGCTTTGCTAAAGCTTACAAGTTTGTCAATTGCAAAAGCGGCTGCAATGACTTTTCCCGCCTTTGCAGCCATTGAGCTTATACCGCTCACATCTTTTTGAAATCCTTTTTTGTTAATACCGAGTTCAAGGTCAATTCTGCCCACAGAATCAGACATTGCCACCACCTCCCTTTTCTCCGAATACCTTTGACAATGTTGCTTGAAGTCTGTCTGTCTTTTCGTTATACGCTTCTACATCGGACTTTAAAATCTCGTTTTTGTACAACATCCATTCGGTTCTTATCTTTTTTTGTTCCGGTGTAAAATGTTTTAACACCTTGCTGTCCTTTTCGGCTCGTATCGTTACAATACGCCCTAAAGGTGTTTCGGGCATTAGCCCGCCAAGTAATCTTACAAATTCGGCATAAGGCATATCCGTTGTTGTAAGCCTTATGCCGTACTGTTGCAAAAATGATGCTTCAATCAAATTCCAATCAATAAAAACATCGTACCAATAGTTGTCGTAATTATTGTGTTTCCCTTTGAAATCGACTTTCTATTTCCTCATAATCAACATCTGTTGCCGCCGCCATAACGGCTTTAACAATCGTTGTATAATCGGCAAAAGAATATTTCAAAGATTCAATCTTGTCGTGAGCTTTTTTACCTAAAAGAATTGTTATAATCTTATCGAATTTTTCAATGTCGTCACCCTCATCGGAAGAAAGCGTCTGTTGCATTATGAGCACCTTGTTTTTATCGTTATCCACTTCAAATTCAAGTCCGTCTGCAAGCTTTATTACGGGCTTTTCATTGCTTAATTTTGATGATATGTCTATAACTTTCATACAAATCCCCCTTATGCCGCCGTGTATGTGGGTTTACCGTTTGACTGTACTTCCCATTCAAGGGCATCAACCGCCGTGCTGTCACCGCCCCAAGTTGTAACGTTTACAACACAAGGCATATTAAACGTTGCACCATTCGGAAATTCGATTGTAAATTTTGCATAGCAATCCTCACCGTTTTTTACGGCAAAGGAAGCCACATAGTCGTTACCCTCATTACCGTAATTACGCTTACCACCCATAGAAATAGTACAACTTTTGCTTGTCATAAGACGATTTACCCAACCGTCTTGATCCATCGGATTCCATTCTTCTATACCGTTATCAAATGCTATAGATAAACTTTCAGCATCCTTAACGGTTTTATCGTCAAGCTTAAATTTTATTCTGTTAACGGGACTTACTCCCGTATATGTTGTTTCTGCCATTTATTCCACCTCCGTGTATATCACATTCACGTTAATAACAAATTCAAATATGCCGTAATCATCTGTGCCAATCGAAACGGGGGTACTGTATTCGGTATTTAATATGCACCTTTTACCGTTTATTTCGGCAATAACATCATCAAAAAGGCTGTATATATCATTGGAAAGTTCTTCCGACTTTACATAATCCTTACTGCCGTGTACAAGTATTTTAAGCCTGTAATTATCGTAGCTCTTTTCGCTCACGGCAGTATGTTTTTCGATTTCTCCCGTATACAGTGCAACAGCGTTTACATTATCGGCATTGCTCTCACCTCCATAGAGTTTACCGATGAAAAGTTTGCAATCGCCATCCGATTTGTTTATATATTCACTTTCTATGTAATCGGCAAAATCGTCAAGTTTAATCATAGATTTGTTCTCTCCTTATACAGCCTTTTAAATGTCTTTTTGGCAAAATCCTTTTTATTGCCTTCAATCCATTCATTGTACCATTCGCCCTTGGCATTTTTGTTGTTGACCTTTTGAAACTTAAATTCGGGATGAAAGTATACTCTCCTTGCATAAGGTGTGTCGCTCACAAGCCTTGCAATACCTTTTTTACTCTCCGATGTATCAACAAAGGTGCTTTCGTTTTGGAGTGCACCGCTGTCAAAAGGCATAACCTGTGCTTTTATAACATCGGTTTTGACCGCTTCCGCCGTTTCTTCCAAAGCCGTCACAGCCTCCGCTGTCAACTTTTTCATAAACTTTTTGTTCATTTTGACCTTGAAATTTGCCATCAAATCAACTCCAATCGCCAATGATGCACACTGCCATCCGGATTGTTTACCGCTGTGCAAGTATGCACCACATAAGCAGTACCGCCGATTTCGAACACGCAACCAACGCAACCTACAAGGCTTACACCCCCGTCAATCAAGGCACGCCCCTCAAGTGTTATTAACGTTTTATCCTCATTAAGCGTATGTATATGCTTTTGCACAAACTTACACATATATTCGCTTGTTTCCGATTGCCTGTTGCCGTACCTGTCAATATTGCCCGATTCCGTGGTTATTTTGCAAACACGATTAAAGAAGCTTTTAGGTATCGGCGGTACTTTGCTTATCATTTTTTCAACCTCCCGCACATCAAGCCGCTTTGCTTAAGCACATTTAAAGCACGGCTGTCAAGTCCCGATTGTGCCGCAGAACCCACCGTGTAGCTTATTGAAAAGTCCTCAACCGAAAGTGAGTTTATCCCGTCTGTATCGGTACCGTATTTTTCGTAATACTCGCATTGATACTCGATAGCTTCCGTTACGCACTGCCACTGAAAATCTGTAAGATTATCACTTTTTGACCTGTTAAACGTAACATCTGCTATCTTATTTTCCGCAGTTCTTCTTATATCCGCATCCATAGGCTCACCGCCTTATTATTACGCTTCCGCCGCTTCCGTTGCCGCCTTTGAAAGTGCAACCGCAACACCCTCGGTCTTGTTATCAAGCAAGAAAAGGTCACCGTATTTTCTTATCTGATAAATCCAGTTATCTGCTGTGCGGCTGTCACTGCCCGGTGCAAATGCTTTCATATACGCATACTTATCTCTTGCAATAACCGCCGTAGGGTGTACCAATATCATAGCCATTGCCCCTGCGGTATCTGTCGGTGTAAAACCGTCCGTGTAATCGTAGTGTGTTCTCATTCTGCCGCTTGGTACACTCACTATATTAACCTTGCCGAGTGCTTCAATGGATGTTTCAAGCACCTTATCTTTTGCGGTAAGCTGTCTGTTAAGCACACTGTTAAGAGATGTCTTATACTGTGGTGTACAGTACAAAATTCTACCGTCTTCGGGTACGCCCGCATCATCCATAGCCGCCATTGTGTTATCAAACCACTGCATTATTGCCGTACCACTGTTTTCGATAACATCTGCCGTACTCTTTGTTTTTGTCGTGTAATCCTGATACAGTTTAGAAAGTCTGTACGCATCCCATTCCGGAATAACCTGTTCACGCTCAAACTGTGCTTGAATATTCGCTATTGATACAATAGCGTTTGTTTCGTCAACATCCATCGCATCAATTACAAATTCTCGGTCTCTGTCGTGAGATAACTTCATAATCTCATATTCGTTACCCACAGAACCACTATTAAAAGAACCGCCCCTTGTGTGGTCCTTAAAACCGCTTAATGTAAGCTTTGGTATTTTGATTGTGTTGGCATTTATGAACGTAATGCCCGAATTTGACTGTGTAAGTGCGTATGTTTTAGCTTCCGCCGCATACATTTGGTCAATCATTGTACTAAACTGCTGTACATAATCAATTGTATTAGCCATATTTTATCCTCCTTAATTTGTTTTAACTCCGAATATATTTGCAAGAGTATTATTCACACTTCCCGTTGGCTTGCTGTCATCACCGCCCGAAAAACCAAACCCGAAAGGCTTTTCTTCCGCCGTAAAAAGGTCGGGATAGCTGTCCTTTAATTTAAGGTACTGTTCTTCAAGTCCCGAAACACTGTTATCATCGGCAATGCTTAATTTTTCCCTGTCAATCTGACTTGCGATAAGCTTACGATACTTTTCGGGGATATCCGCAACCTTTGTGTTGATTGCATTATCAAGCATAACCGACTTAAGCTTTGCCGCCGATTCGGTTTTCATTGTGTTGATTGTATTTTGATATTCCGCAATCTTGTTTTTCATATCGGCAACATCAATGCCGTCAAAACCTTTTATTGTTTCGTTTGCGGTATTAAGCTGTGCCGTTAGGTCGTTAATTTGGGTTTGTAAACCCTCATTGCCCGATTCCGTTTCTTCTTTCACCTTGTCAAGCACCTTTTGTGCATCTTCATCGGACAAGCCTAAGTCCGTTAAAAATGATTTTTTCATATTTGCCCTCCTTGTATGTTTTTGATACACTAATTATAAAGCTTGTCAAGGGGTAAAAACGAACAAGTTTATTTTTTTACATAAAAAAAGTCACGCTAATCTCACGCCGTGAGTTTTTTGTATTGAAATAATCTCACGATGTGAGTTTTTTGGCATAAAAAAAGCACAATTCATTTTACAGATACAAAATGATTGTGCAAATTTTGTTGTTTTATACAATTTTATGTGCTATAATATTTATCAGAACTTTTGCTATTGCAAAAGCCGCCTACGGCGGGCGGATTTATCTTTCCGCTTCATTGTTGTCATTCCTACACCGGCAACGGAAAGGAGGGGTTGCTGTGGACAACATATTTTTATCCTTTATGATATCTGTCATAGCAGGTGTAGTAACACACTACATATGCAAATGGCTCGACAGATAATCTAACGAATATGAGCCTAATCATCTTACGAATTTTCATAAGGTGACAAAAAGCCCGACAAGTATGTGAGAGTTCTTGTCGGGTCTTTTTGCATTGTCTGTTGCTATGGGCAACATTACTATTTTTATCCTTATGCCTATAGTATACACCAACCCACGCAAATATGCAAGCATTTTTTATATTTTCACAAAAGTTTTACTCATCTTCCCATTCTTCCGCATTATCGCACCTATCCATTTTACAATACCTAAGGTACTCTTTCGGACATATTTCAAATTTATTGTCGCAAATGCAATTTACAACCTCAACCAAATCTTCTTCCAATTCTTCTTCTATAATTCCGCTGTTGATTACAGCGTAAATTACATTCATAGCTTCAAATCGTGTCATTGTTTTCCCTCCTACCTTTCCGCAAACAATATCTTTATACCATCATTTTCAATCACTTCGCCCTCCGAAGTAATCATTCCGAGCAGTTCATCTTCACTGTTTGTTATTGCAATGTGGTCATATTCAATGCCGTTTATGTGTATCATACTGTTACCTCCATTTTTCAACAAAAAGCACCCTTTTCAGAGTGCCTTATTCTTCAATAACTTTTATACTTTCGATTTCAGACCTATACAAATATATACCACCCTTTGCCGCCTTATTTGGTATGATTCCAATCCCCTCCTCGTGTCTGTCCTCGTCATCAAGTGCTGATTCATAAAGGTCTACATATCCTTTATGTATCTTTCCGTTTGTTTCAACTAACTCAACATTTTTAAATAAATAATTTTCTAAACATTCCATATCATTCACTCCTTTTTGTTGGGACAATATGTGTTCTATTTTTTGAGTAATGAATAGTGCATTTGTTTGTTGATGATTCTTTTCCGTCAATCAGAGATACGTTAAAACCTATATCCTTATCGCATTCAATAGTTTCTTTTATCTGACCATTATTGATTATTCTTATAGTTCCTGTACCGTGTTTAGTATTTATAATTTCTTGCAATTCATCCTCGCTTATTGTAAAATAACTTCTACCCTTTTCCTTAGAGTTTTGCATATGTTTTTTTTGCATAGCTGGATTTATTTTTAAAGCTATAGAACCATCATCTATCTTGGATTGTAAAACTCGTTGTTCTTCCGTCAATTTTATTATATCACTTTCACCCGAATTTGCAACACTTTTCTTTACTTCCGCCGCCTTTTTCCTACACTTTTTCGCCTTGGTTTCGGCTTCTTCCACTGTTTCTTGTGCCTGTGAATACTCTGCCACCCTATCCCAACCTTTGGCTTGTCTGTTAAGGTAATTTACGGCTTGTTCGGCTTTGGTTGCACCCTCGGTTTCTTGCTCGGTTTGCTTGCTTTTGGGTTTATTGTTTTCATCCTCTTCAAGTTCTTCAAAGTATGTACTCAATGTATGCCTGCAATTAGGATGAAAAGCACCGCCCGCCATAGCTTCACTAAGCAAGGTGTAACCTTGCGATTGATATGCCTTAAGCTGTTCGGCTGTCGGGTCCGAATACACATCATCAATATACACTTTGCCCTGCCACGGCAGACACATAGGTGAACATTGCCCGTATTCGGACATATACACAAGGCATCTGCCCCATTCCTTTCTCTTTGCACCCTCACCCATCAAAAACACACGCTTATTCGCTGTTCGTATTGCCATTCTTGCATAGCTTGTCACATCAACAACAGCGCCGTTTTTGTACTGTATACTTTTTATGCCGTTTTTGTAAAAGTCCTGTGTAGCCTTATCAACGCACTGTGCAACAGTCTTTGTTCCGGTGGATGCAAACATTTCTGCTTTCCATATAGTCTGTCTGTAAACGTCATTTGTCTTTCGAAATGCCGAAGCTGTGGCTTTTTCCATATCTTTTTTTGCCGCCCTTATTTGGGCATTCACTTTACGTTCGTTTATGCGGAAGAAGTCCGAAGAACCCTCGGATTGTATAAGCGTACCGGGTTTAAGACTTCTTCTCAGCTCTTTTTCAACAATGGCTGCACCCTCGGCAAACTGACCACGCATTATGCTTTCAATGCCCTTATCAATACTAATGCTATGTTTGCCTACAATTTTTTTGTTATCCCTTACAAACTTTCGTAAGTTTTTTGCCTTTTCGGCTTGCCACTGTGACCACTCAAAACCCTCTACGGCTTCATCGGCTTTGTGATTAGCGAGGTTTCGTGCCATATTGGACATTAAATCTTTTTCTATTTCTTCAAACACTGCCGCAACATCATAATCATTCTTCATCCACCATCAATCCCCCGATGTCAACTTCCTCAATGCCCTTTTCCGCTTTCAGCCTTGCGACTTCTTCCGCCTTTTCTTCCTCGGTAAGTGTTTCGCCGTAAAGTTCGTCAACACATCTTTCAATGCTCATAATGCCTTTTGTATACGCATCACCCACGGTTGCAATTACACTTGCAAAATCGGTGCTTGCATATTCGCCAAAGTTCACGGAAACTTCATAATCCGCAATGCTTTTGCCGTTCACAATATTGCAAACATTTAAGCAGATATTGACAAGCTCCGCAACGGCTTTTACAACGGAAGCTACAATCTTGCTACGCACATACATAGTAACCTTTTCTTTTTCTCGCTGACTTTCGGCGTTGTCGGTTTTCTTAAGGTCAATACCCAAGGTTGACGGCGAAATAATGCCTTGCAACAACATATCAAGATAGCTTGTATAGCTGTTCACATAGGCTTCATAATTTATTTGCGGTTGTATAGTTATTATTTGGTCGGTTGCCGTTTCACTTATCTGTGATTTAATAGCAACAAAATCATCGTCATAATCAAAGCCGTGTATATCTGTTTCACCCGTATAAGGGTTGCGAGGTATAAGGGATTCGGGAATATATTTCTTAACCCTGCCTTTTCTCACGGCGTCAAGCCATTGTGAAACAACCTCATCAAGTGCATCGGCTTCATCCGTTTTACCATCAAAAAGTGCTTTTCCTCTGCCCTTGTACATACTTGATGAAAATATCTTCAATGGCACTGCAAGCATAATTTCATCCGTAAACACAACATCCGAAAGGTGTGCCGTTTCTTCTGTTACGGAAAGTTCCGTTTCGGTTCCCGAAGCTGTGAATAATTTATACTTTATGTAGCCGTAACCATAGATTTCCGCAAGCTTATATTGTGTCGCACCTTGCTTTATACTGTGATAAAATATAACCTCCGTAATTTTGCCGTTGCTGAATGTATAATCCACGTTGTCGGCGGGCACAAAGCTTATTATCGGCATATTACTTATTTTGCTGTCAAAGGCTATCTTAAAAGCCCCGTCACCTACAATAAGAGTTTCCTTTATTGCATTTTCAAGCAAACCGTTGAAGTCGTTTTGTTTTGCCGTTTCATTCCACAAAGCACTCATATTTCCGTCAACCGTAATACCGTTAAAGTCCGAACTTACAATATCGGCATATCTGTCTATTACCGTATCAATAAACCCAAGGTGAATTTTGCGTATCTTCTTACCTCCGGAAGAACTCCAAAACCGCCCGCAATCGGAAGTGTAAAGCTGTCCGAAAAACTGTTCAAGCTCCACGGCACTTCCACGATACCAAATTCGATTCTTAAGTACATTGGTTTGCTGTGTCATTTCCTCAAACACCGAAAATGATTGTTGCATAGCCGGTTGTATATTGAATATCTGTATTATTTTTTGTTTTATAACATCAATTATGTTCATCGTTACCTCCATAAAAGCTGAATTGTTTCCGCCACTCCCGTTAAAGCATCCTCGGCATCATCGTGTAGGTTTTTGCCTTCTCGTTGATAATGTGCAAGGCTGTTGTAAAATTCTTCCCACCTGTTGTGCCAACCGCAAGGAAAGTATATGTGTTCCTGCACCCAAGCCGATTGAGTTAATATCCTTGTTTGCTTATTTTTGGTTTGGCTGAAAGTTGATATAATCGTATAATTGGTTTTCATTCTGCCTTGCACGGCTCTTGCAAAACCTCTTCCGCCGTTGTTGCTTTCAATCCTTGCACGATTTACCTTGTTACACTCAAACTGTTTCGCCACGGCAATCTCGGTAACTTCCATAGGCTCTTTGGTGTAAATCACATCAAGCACATAAGCTTCTTTGTTGTAAATACCGAAAACGATACTGCAAAGATAGTCCGAACCCGTGTCCGCCGTATCCGTATAACTCAATATTTCGTATATCAACGATTGACCTTTGTCGTTTGTAGGTAAACTGTCATAAGTTTTAAACTTAGAATACAATTGACCTTTTAAATCTATCGGCTGTTGGTCGTAATTCGCAGCCACAATTTCGGGACTTATAAGGTGCTTTTTATTTTCGTATTCTTCTTTGGTTAATA